GCGGCAGCGTCAGGCGATCACGCCCGGTGACCATCTGCTCGATGCCGGCTACCCACAGCCGTGGCGGAGCCGGCTTCGAGTCGCTCTTGCGAGCGTCCTTTTGCACGGTGCCGGCGTTGATCAAGTCGAGCAGCTCCTCCAGCAGCTTGATGGCGCGGGTCATGCGAAGGCCGCGTTTGGCCGGGCTGAACAGGCGCAGGTAGTTGAGCACCGCTCGGCCGAGCTTCGGATCGAGGCCGGCGAGCATTGCCGCCAGCTTCTTGCCGTCCGCATCCGCGAAGCCGGCCTCGATCGGAAACTGCTCGCCGCAGCAGGGGCATTGCAGCTGCATCAGTCGCCCCTCCGCGCGATGACCAGGTTATTGAGGGCATCAACCAGGGCCTTGAGGATTGGACGCTGTCGCTTCCACCCCTTCGGCAGGGCTTCCAAACCATCTACCCGTTCTGGATCAGTCACACCCAGCTCCTTGCACAGGGTTTCCACCTGATGGAGCAGCTCGCGCTTCTCCTGCTCGACGTGCAACGCCGCCAGCACCGCCGTTAGCTGCTTGGGCGTTTTCAGCCATGCGACCTTCTCTACGCCGAACTGGCGCTTGGCGATCGCATCGGCATAGCTCCAGGGCAGGCCCATGTTAGTTAGCTGAGCCTCGATCACCTCGATCTCGCCAGACAGCTGGGCGAAGTTGTGCGGCTTGCCCTTGGCCTTGCTGCTGGGCTTCGGTTTAAAGCCCAGGCGCTCCAGCTCGACCATCAGCCGACCGGCCTGGCGGGTGTTGAGGTCTTTTGCCGACTCGACGCCAGCAACGCGGCGCAGCAGCGCGCGATAGCTTTCGTCGTCCATTCGCAGCTGCTGCTTGGCGATGTGGATCTTGCCGATTACGCCTTTCGAGATACTCATGCGCGACCACCCATAGAGCAGCTCAGGCGATTAAGGCGGCGGTTGATGGCTGCAGTCTGCTTGCGCAAGGCGCGCAGCTCGGCACTGAGGTCGATGGTACCCACCACCACCGGTTCGGCTGGCACCTCCGGTACCGGCTCTGCCTTCACAGGAGCGGCGGGCTTGGCCGGTTTCGCCTTGATGGGCGCAGCCTGAGCTGGCTTCTGCTGCTCCGGGTTGATCGACTTCGAGCGCCAGGGCCCACTCTCGATAGGACGGCGGAAGTTGTCGAAGGCCTTGATCTCCCCGCCCTTGGCCAGAAAGGCCTCGACCTGGGCATCCAGTTCGGCTTGGCGCTCCTGAGCTTTGGTCATGTCCCTGGAGGGTGCGTCTTGGAAAATTGGATGGCCCATTACTGCACCTCCCGGCTGACGATCTGCCAGCGGCTCATGCCCGGCTGGTCGCCGGGTTTCAGGTCGATACGTTCGACGTGGTCGAGCTGCTCGCCGAACAGCTTTACGCCCAGGTGGCGCACGGCCTCGTCCTCGGAGTGGCTGCAGCTAGCGCGCTGGCTGCGCACGGTGTTGGTCTGGTAGGCGCCCATGTAGTACTTCACGGTGCATTCGAGGGTTTGCATGTCACACTCCCTGAGTCAGTCGGGCGACTGGTATGTGGCCGAGGCCGTGATGCAGCTGTGCGCTCTTGCCTGCCTGGTAGCCGGCCTCGGCGGCACCTTCATCGCGGGCTTTGAGCTTGCGGCGCTTCATTTCGTGCTTGCCCAGGTCGGCGTGGTGCTTCGCCATGTAGGCTTCGATCGCTTCGGCGATGTTGTCGTCAACGCCAGCGAACTGGTCGACCTTGAGGTACACGGCATCGATCCAGCCGTTGGCGAAGTGATCGCCGCGCGCGACCTTGGTTGAGCGCTTGCAGCGCTTGTTCTTCGGTGACTGCAGGAACTCACGTCGAGCTTTCTGCAGCTGCCGCTCCAGTACCTGGTAGGCATATCCGCTCAGCTCTGGTGCCGCAGCGCAGCCCACAAAGATAAACGCCCCGACGACGTCGAAATGGTTCGTCAGCTTCTGCGTAATGATCATGCGCGTGCCGAACGCATGGGCGCACACATGGGCCAGGCGGATACGCCAGGTGGGTGGAGTACCGTCAGAGCCGGCCTCGATGGTGACCTCACCGGCCATACTGGCCAGGACGTCACCCATTTCGAGGTTGTAGGCCTCCATCAGCTTATGAGCCTGGCGCAGGGCGATCTCGGCCTCGTTAGGGTTGGAGCCCTTGCCCTTGGCCATCTCCATGCACTTCTTGATCTTTTCGAGAATGCGATCCTGGTCCATGGTCACACCCCCGCGATATCGAGCAGGATTGTCTTGTACGCCTTCTCGCCTACGCGCTCCTGCACCTGGATGTACACGGCTTTGCCGTTGACGATGATGCTGTCCTTCACCGCTTCCATGGCCTTCTTCCAGTCCTCGTCGTCGATATCGACGCGAGTCATCTCTTGAACGCGGGAAAGGCTGATCTCGCCTTGCTTGGTCAGGCGGAAGGCGTTGGTGGCCAGGGTGAACAGGTGCTTATGCGCGTCCTCGCTGACGGTCTTGCCCCAGCGGCTGATGCACTCGAACACCTTGACCTTGGCTACCTCCATCTCTTCGGTGAAGGTCTGGACGTTGGAATAGATGCGCTTGACCTTGTAGCGACCGTCGAAGCTGATGAGGCTGACGTTGCCCTTCGGCCCGCCCAGCTTCATGTCGAACTTCTGCCCGGCAATCGCGACCAGGTCGTCGATCTCCTCCAGGGCGCGCTTCTTGAGGGCCTTGAGTTCCTCGTGCAGGCGCACGGCATCCTTGACGATGCCCATCACGACCATGTCGCGCATCTTGTTCTGCTCGCGGATCTCGCTTTCATGCTGGAGGCCGCCGGCGGCGTTGCGCACCCAGCCTTCAGGGATTTCGATTTGCTCAGCCATGGGTTTCTTCCTCGGCTTGTTGGGTGGCGTTGTCGAGTTCGGCCTGGACGACTCGGCGGAACTCAACGATCTCGATGCTCAGCTTGTGGCCGCCGATGCTCGGGTAGGCCGATGCGTAGCCGGCGCCGCGCTTGAGCAGCTCCAGGGCTTCGCGCAGGCGGCGTTCGACGGTTAGCTGTACGGCGGACTTGGTCATGCTGTTCATCAGTGCACGCTCCCGCTGGCGCCGGCCGGCTTGCAGTTATTGACGTAGTTCCGGGTGAACTCCTCGACCTTGCGCTGTACCAAGTCGCGATCACCGGCCAGCTGCGCCTCGCACATGACACCCATTTCGTTAACGAGTCCTCGGCATGACGCCTGCAGGCAGTCGAACTGCAACCACAGCGCGTTGTAGCGCTGGCTTTCCTTTACCAGGCACTGCTCCATCTCCTTCAGCTCGGTGCGCATGGCGTCGAGGAAGCCCTCGAAGCCATTGAGGAACAGCAACGTGCCGTCGTCGTCGATCTGGAAGGTGGTGCTGTGCAGCGGAATGCGGACGCCGGCAATGCTGGCAAACAGCTCGACCGCTTCCGGTTCGCTGTTGAGGTCGCGAGCGACGGTGCCAAGCCGCACGGCCAGCATCTTTGCTGTGATCGGAGAGGCGCTCATGACCGCTGCTCCTTCACTGGCGTGTACCAGCAAACCAAGCAGCCGCCGAGGCGGACGCTGTTGGTGGTGCGATCGCCTTTGGTGCTCCAGGAAGCGCCGCGCCATTCCTTGCTGAATGCAGCGGCGAACTGATCTGAGTCCTCAGTGTTGATGAGGATCTGCAGCTCAAACGGCGACGTGCTGTCGACGCGAACGCCCGCCGCGCGCAGGCGGCGGGACATGGCGTTGATGGTTTCCAGCTTCGTGGCCAGCTCTGGCGTGAGTACGGTGCACAGCGGCATAGCGTGCTGGCGGGTCACGCCAGTAGCGGCCTGAGCGCTGAGCGGGATGACTTTGGCTGTGGCCATGGCTCACACCTCCGCAATGATGTCCGCCGACAGGCGGGTGGCGCCGACCAGGGCGGCCTGGTTGAAGGCAGCGGCCAGCATGTTGTGCACGGCCAGCGGGTACAGCACCGAGCCGTTCTCCTTGGAGCCGGTACCGGTGAGCTTGCTGCGCAGGGCTTCGATGGCCGGTTCGTCCATCACCTCTTCCAAGGGCTTGTTGATCAGCTTGAAGCGGTGCTTGAGGTAGTCGCCCAGGTGCTGGTCGAGCGGGTTGAGCTTCACCACCTCGCAGCGCTGCACCACCTCGCGCACGTCGGCGCGCTTCTCGCTGAGCTTGTTGGCCAGCTCGCTCTGGCCGATCAGCACGATGCTGAGCAGCTTCTCGAAGCCATCCTCCAGCTCGAAAAAGCGCTTGAGGTGCTTGAGGGTCGGTACCGGGATGGCGTGGGCCTCCTCGATCACCAGGACGTGGCGGTTGCCCATGCGGTGCGACTCGCGCAGCACGTTGTGTACGGCGCGGTACCGGGCATCCAGGCCGCGCGGCACCTTGCCGCCAGGGTTGAGGGTGGCCAGGATGGCCTCGCAGATGTGCATGGCCTTGAGGGTCTTGCCCTTGAAGTCGTCGTCCTCCATGCCGATGACGTAGGGCTCGATGACGATCACCGGCTTGTCTTCAGTGCGCAGGCGTTCGTGCAGATCCTTGCGGATGGTGGACTTGCCCGAGCCGGACTCGCCCAGGATCGCCAGGAATACGCCGTAGCGCGTGACCTGGTAGAGGCTTTCGCGCACGTAGCGGATATCCGGCGAGACGAACAGATCAGCGCTGGTGCGCGGGTCCGCGAACGGGTCGCCGAACATGCCGAAGTGCTGGCGTGCCTGCTGTGTCAGTTTGGTTGCGCGTAGTAGCATTGTGTCGGGCTCCTCGATTGGCTTTTTGGAATTGCGGTGCTCAGGCCGTTGGGCGTTGCAGCGCCCAGCGGCCACCTTGGTGTTCTGCTCCTGGTTCTCCTCCTCTTCGAAAATGCCCACCAGCTGCATGCCGGTGACGTTGAAGCTCTCCAGCCAGGCGACGATGCGGCTACGCAGGTCGGCCTGGTCGATGGTCTTGGGCCACATGCTGTGGTTGATCAGCTGTGAAATGGTCGGGCGGCTAAGGCCCAGCGCTCGGGCCAGGTCGGCCTGGCCCAGGTTGTGGTAGCGCAGCAGTGCTTTGAGCTTGAGCATCACGCACCTCCTACGACGGAAAGGGTTGGTCGGCGGGTGAAGGCGGCGCGCAGGCTGGCCTCGACGCTGTCGATGGCTTCTTCCTGGATGCCGGCCGGGTGGTGCTGGCTAAGCCAGGCATAGTGCTCCGGGCTCCAGTCGGTGAAGCGCGCTTGCAGGCGTTTGGCAGCGGCGAAGATGCTGAGCGGTGGCGCGACGACGGTAGGCGCAGCCAGTTCGTGCTCGGTGCCACGGCGCGGCATGAAGGTGGGCAGCTGGGCATCGTCGATGTGCTTGTAGGGCTGCAGCTGGCCACCGAACGGGATGGCCTTGGCCTTGCGGGCCGCTGCCACGTCTTCCTCGGTTTCGGCACCCATGGCCAGCTTGGCGGCCTCCTTGCGGGCGACCTGGGCCGGGGTGTCGGCCATGCGCTTGAAGGCTTCGCCGATCACCGGGGCGGTTACGTCGAAGCCCAGCTCGTTGCGTTCGACCACCGGCACGACGTAGTACACCTCGTGGCCGTGGGCATCGACGGTCACCACCTGGGCGGCCTGATCGTTCCAGGGGTTGCGGGTGACCATGATCTTGTCGCCGACCATGACATCCGGCACCACCGATACATCGAACTCGCGGCCCTGGAAGCTGACGCGCATCTTGGTGTTGACCTTGCGGCTCTCGGGCTCGGCCACGGCCAGCTGGCGGCAGACTTCGACGCTGGGCACCTTGATCAGCTGTTCCTGGCGGATGGTCAGCCACACGTCGGTGCGCGACTTGCCGTGGCGGCTGTGCTTGGCGGTGGCGTTGAAGTGCATGCGCCACTTGGCTGCCAGGGCGTTCAGCTCGTCCAGGTCAGCCACCGGCTGGAAGCGCAGGCCGGCCTCGAACTTGCGCTCGATGATGTTCCGCGCGTTCTCCACCTGGCCGGTGACGCGAGCAGCACCAGGTGCGTGGACGATCATCTGAATGCCCAGGCTGCGGCAGAGGTTCTTGGTCATGCCGGCGGTGTTGGCTGAGCCTGGGTCCATCATCAGACCGAAGGGCCGGCCGTGCATGACGTCGGCGCCGCCACGCTCCTGCATGGCGTTGATCAGCACGCTGTTGAGGTTCTCGCCGGACTCTGCGCCCATCACGTACTGGAGGTAGATCCAGCCGCTGGCGTGGTCGGTGATCTCATACGACCAGACGCGGTCGGCGGCGATGCGCGCGAGGTTCTTGGGCTTGTTCTTGTAGAACTGGTCGGCCTCCATCACGCGCAGGCCGTTGGCGTTCTTCTCGGCGGTGGGCTTGAGGTAGTAGAGAACGCACAGCGAGGCGTCCACCTGCCAGATGTGGTTGGGGTGCAGGCTCTGCAGCTCGGTCACCGGCGCCGGGGCTAGCAACTGGTCCGGGTGCAGTTTGTAGGCATACAGGGCGCGGCTGATGGCGCTGAGCGACATCGGGCGGATCTCGCCGCTGACCTTGTCGACGGCTTCGGCGCGGATCATGCCGCTGGCGCGCAGCGCCTCGACGGCATCACCCAGGGAATAGAGGCGCTTTTCGTTGCGGCGTGCGGACTCGATCAAGGTGGCGCTGATGGTCAGCGCCTCCTCGCGGGTGAGCGCGCTCTGGCCGGCATCAGCGCGGCGTTTACGGGGAGCAGCGGCCACGGTCACTTCCTCCAGTTTGCGGTATAGGGTTGCCAGGCTCAGGCCCAGCTCCTGCGCCGCAGCCCGGCACAAGGCGGTACGCTGGCCGCGCGCTGCGCGTTGCAGCGAGCGGTCCAGGTCGACCAGGCGTTGGGTAATGACGGCGCTCATGGGTTAGGCCTCGGCATCCGTGATGGACTTGACGCCTTCCTGGTGCATCCAGGAGAAGTCCTCCTCTTCGCCCACCTCGGGCAGCTGGAACTCGGCCTTCAGTTCGCCGAGCAGGCGCTGCAGGTGGGCGATCAGCTGGGCCTGGAAGTTGCGGTGGTCGCTGCCAGTCTCGCTGCCGTGCTGCTCCAGGCTGGCGAAGGCGGCGCGCAGCTTGCCGCTGATGTCGGCCTCGGCCTCGAAGGCGATGCCGACCACTTCCTGGCGCAGCTCCTTGGCGGCGTCGTCGGCCGACATGGTCTCGATGCGGCGCCTGGCCTTTTCCAGATCCTGCTTGGTGCGATCCAGCTCGGCGCTCTTCTTGCTGAGCACCTCGCCAAGGGCGTCGTAGTCGGCCTGGGTGTCGGTGAGCTTCTTCTGCAGCTCGTCCTTTTCCTTGGTGTGGGTGTGGATCAGCTCTTCGGCCAGGTACTGCACGGCGTCGAGGTTGCCCTGCTTGGAGGCTTCGATCAGGGCGGACTTGGCGTCGTCGGGCAGTTTGCGGATCTCCCGCATCTTGCCGGGGCCGATTCCGACCTTGCGCATACTGTCAAACAGCTCTTCGCCGAGCTGGTTGAGGTTGTTGATTTCGAGGTCAATTGCCTGACGGGATTTGCCCTCAACCAGTTCGCAGTATTCATCCCAAGTGCTAACCGGTTGGCGGTTTCCCGATGCGTCAACATGGATGAAACCCTTGTATTGCCTGGATTCCTTGATGTGCTGCAGGTCGAGAACATCGCTAACGGTTAGCAGTTTTGTGATCATTTGCGCCATGGAGCGGCGGCCGATGCGTTCGCCGATCAGCTGAGTGACATGGCGCATTTCTTCGGTGAAAGCCTGCTCCAGCTTGCTCGATGTGTTCTGCAGCTCCGACAAGGCTTGTTCGGGAAGGTCTGCATCCGGGGTGATCCCGGTTGGCTTGTTGGCAGTACGGGCCATGTTGCTACTCCTGCATATCCAAGTTGTCGAAACGCTTCATCCAGCCTTCATGGCGCAATGCGTCGAGGCTTGCCTTGAGGGAAAGGCCGCTACGGACAAGCTCTTCAAGGCGGTTGACCAGACCGATCAACAGTTGCGCTTTCAACTCGTTGCCGCCTGCAGCAGACACGGCGTCGGGGCGATGGCCGATGCTGGTCAAAGTGCGTATCCCGTCTCCAGCCATGGCCAGGCTCAGCAGTCGGTAATTGAGAGAGGTCGCCAGATCGGCGAAGGCGCGGTTCAGATCATCACGCTCCATCAGGCGGCCCTCTGTGCCGCTTCGCCCGCCAGCTCACGCAGGCGTTCGATGGCCTCGGCGCGGTTGCCATTGGCTTCTACCAGGGCATTGCGGAACTCGTCGGCGCCACGGCGGCAGCCGTAGTAGTAGGCATCGAACTCCAGGCTGCCCTGCAGGTAATTGACGGTGGTGGGCTCACCCTCGATGCGCAGCTTGAGCGCGGCGCAGAGCCCCTCGACATAGATGCTGCTGTGGCGATCGCCACCGCGCAGCAGGTGCTGGGCCAGTTTGGTGTAGTTCATGGCGTGCTCCTTGTTGTTAGCGGCTGGCCCCGGCCAGCACGCGTTGGTTGATTTCGTTGATGCGGTGCTGCGCGGCGCCCATCTCGTTGGCGTGGGCCTGGGCGATCTGCAGCAGCGCGATGGACGGGGCGAAGCGGCCGTTGTCGAGCTTCACGGCCAGGCCTTCGGCGATC